CAGATGCAGTGAAAGCTGCCGGTAAGCTATTTGCCAGCGACGATTTCCAGAAGCTGGCCATCGAGGCCGCAACCAAGACAGAGCCAAGCCAGGCCGTGCTCCGTCGCACTGCCGCGAGCAAGGCATTTGCCGATTTCGCAAACGCAGCAAAGCTGCCACAATCCATGGACGCGAGAGTGCAGTGGCTGCAATCCGCTGTCCAGACAGGACGCCAATTTGACCAGGAGAACCAATAATGTCCACGATTGAAGTTCAGCCACCATATCCAGCGTTTGCTGGAACTGATGGCCAGCCGTTGGAGAATGGTTACATCTGGATCGGCACGGCCAACCTCTCGCCCCAGGTCAACCCCATCGCAGTCTATTGGGATGCAGCGCTAACTATCGCAGCACCTTTGCCAATCCGTACGCTCAATGGCTATCCATCGCGCAATGGCACACCTGCGCGTTTCTACGTGGCCAGCGACTACAGCATCCAGGTGCTGGACTCCAAAGGTAGCGTGGTCTACACCTCATTGAACGACAACTTGTCTGGAAATGGCGCTGTAGCATCCAATGCAACAGGAGATGGAGTTCAAACAATTTTCCCGGTGTCATCTGGCCCAAGCGCAATTTTTATCAATGGCGTTTATCAGAATCAAAACACTTACACCTACGCAGGCGGAAACGTGACGTTCTCCGAAGCTCCACCATTTACCTCGATCATCGAGTTCCTGATCTAAGGAGAAAGCAATGCTTAAAACAGTTGGATTCCCATCAACACGCACAGGCGATCAGACCATCATCGATGGAAACCTAGTCATTGGCACGGCAGGTAAAGGCATCGACTTTTCTGCCGACCCTTCCGCTGCTGGTATGACCAGTGAGCTGTTGGACGATTATGAAGAAGGCACTTGGACACCCGTTGTTGCCGCGCTATCCGGAGCGATCACAACCCTCGGCACTGTAATTGGTCGTTACACAAAAGTCGGCCGTGTCGTGACTGTTTTTTGGCAGGCTGGAATTACGGACAATGGAACGGGCTCAAGCGCCATTACAGTTAGCGGACTGCCATTTGCTGCGTCTACGGCTTTCGCGTTTTACTCAGGTGCTGGATATGGAAACAACACAGGAAAAGGTTTAACTCAGGCACTTTTGGCTCCTGCCGGGCCTGCTTATGTGCGAAATGCGGACGGAACTTATCCTGGCGCGTCAGGTGAAATTTTGTACGGCTTCATTACTTACGAGGTGTAAATTATGGCGCTTACAAAAGTCACCAACTCAATGATTGAGGGCGCGATTGTTAACGTGTCCGATTTCCATTTACCTGGAGAGACAGACCACACGCAAGCATTTATCCGCGCTGCGACATACATATTGTCGCAAGCGAATCCAGGCGGAATCATTGAAGTGAGCGACCAAGTAACTGTTGCGGCTGGTCAAATCAACTTCTGGAACATTCTTGTTTCTGCGCAAGGGCTTGTCCCCCCCTACAACTATTTGCCAAACGGCGGGTTGGTGCGTGGCACCCAGCTTGGCATTCGTGGTCAAGGCGTTGATAGAAGCACCATCAATATTACCGGCGCAGGCAGTGGTTTTACATGGGGATACTTCAACGCAATCAATGACCAACGAGGGATGAGTGGTGTAGTAGAAGACATTTACTTCAAGGGTGTTGGCGTAGAAGGTTGCACATCGCAAACTATCAGTAGTGGCGGTGCCAGTTTTACTACGACTGCAAGCGCTGTTGCTGGAACAACCAATACAACAACTACTGCACTTGACTTTAGAACAGTCACGCCTTTGACTGTTGTCCGCAATTGCCGGTTTAGGTTTTTACAGCGTGCCGTATATAACCGTTACGGTTTTGGGCTGGTGTTGGACGGCAACCAAATTCAGTACTGCAATATTGGTGTCCATATTGGAGATGGCTGTACTACGTGGCAAGTCAGAGATGGTAACGAGATCGAAGTCTGTGCCGTAGGTGTTTTTAGCGAGTTTGCTAATTCTGGAACTATTGGTCACTGTGTAATTGAAGCAAACTTTGCAGGCTGCGATGTGCTTTCGTTTGGAAGCCGGTTTTTGCGAATAGACGGAACATGGTTTGAGGGCTCCCTTCAAAACGTAGTCTTGCGCGGCGACCAGACTGCTCCAACTTTGCCAAATGCAGAGCACATCTACCGCGATGCGATTGGCTTAAACGTTGACAGCAACGGAGGCGCTCGCAACATTACGGCTGAACGATGCGCCATAAACCTTCTTGGTGAAAATTGGGAAGCGTCTACTGGTGAAGAGTTCTCAAACATTCTTTATGACAATTGCACATTCAATGGTGGTGGTTTTGATGTAAGCAGCATCACGGTTGGTGGCATTGCTTCATTCAACCAGATCAAAGTGCTTGGCCCAACTGTAAATGGTGATATTGAGACTTACGGCTTGAGAGAGCCAATCCAAGAGCGTGGTGTTGCCAGTGTTGCGATCAATACAGTTCAAACTTGTTTCAGCCTTGCTGTCCCGAACATCCAAACAACCACAAGGGTGGTCATTACAGCAACAAAAACTCCAGCCGCCTATGGAACGTACAGAACTTATCTGATGCGTTATGTTGGGTATCTGGTGCGCACTGTGGGTAATGCAACTGTTTGGCATCCGTCTGCAACAGACTCATTTACTGAGGTAATTGCAAGCACGGGAACAACCGACCCGGTGCTTGTTGCATCTCCGACTGTTGTCATTGCTGGCGCAACAAGCGGTTCGCAATCTGCCACATTCCAATTTGCAACAGGCACTCCGGTTTCAGGTACATCGAGCACAGTTTGGGACTTGGAGTTTTTCCCTGATGTCGATGGTATCGTGGTCAACAAGTAAAGGAAATCAATCATGGCACTCAAGCATTCATTTGAAGTATCTGGAAAGTCGATTGTTTTTGGCGAAAGCTTTAGCATTGACAAAGATGAAGTCACGACAAAAAACAGACCCTCTTTATGTCCGTGTTGAATCCATCAACGCAACAAAAAAAGTGGTTCGCTGCCGCGTCATGTTTTACGACAAAGACGGCACTGAGCTTGTGTCTGTGAAGTCGTACAGCTTCCCTCCAAGCATGGACGGCAGAAACTTCATTGCCCAGTCATACGAGTATTTGAAAACCCTGCCAGAATTTGCTGGCGCAACCGATTGTTAAACCAAAGCCCGAGTGGATTCTCAGGCAAGAAAGGAAATCATCATGCTGGAAAAAGTTGAAATCGTTGACCGCATCGAGGTCTTGGAAAATGGCTGTGTGCAAGTTCGCACCAAAACCGCCATCATGGAAAATGGCAAACAGATCAGTGGCAACTTCCACCGCCATGTTGTCGCCCCTGGCGATGACTATTCGGCTGAAGACGCCCGTGTGCAGGCCATCTGTTCGGCAACGCACACTGCTGACGTAATCGCAGCATACAACGCAGCCAAAGGAGTCTGACATGTCTAGCAACAGCCAAATCGCATTCAACCCCATTGGCAACACCGTTGTTGTTGCTGCCGCAGGCACAGCACCCACTGGTGTTCAGGCTCCTGTCTTTGAAAAGTTCAACCCTCAGAACGCTGGCCAATACCGCTTTGTGAACACAGGCCCAAACACCGTGTTTCTGGGAACAGGCCCAACAGCAGCACTGGCCCAGGCCGCTGCCGTGGCTCCGACCGCTGGCTCACCTACCGCAGCCATCGTGCTGTTGCCTGGCGCTGTTGAGGTCTTGCGCTTCAACAAAGACACTTTCTTCAGTGGTTTGGCTTCATCGGCCACCACTGTTTACGTTACGCCTGGCCAAGGCCTTTGATGTTGGAGGCTGACGTCATGGCGGATGGGAACGAGATCGACTTGGTGAAGTACGGCGTGCTCTGGCAGAAAGTCCAGGACATGGATCGCAAGGTCGACAAAATGGAACGCCAACTTGAAGAGCTGCTGGCCCTGGCCAATCGCTCCAAGGGTGGGCTTTGGATTGGCATTAGCATCGCCTCGGCGTTTTCGGCCTTCGTTGGCTTTGTGGCCAGCCACTGGAAAGGAACCTGACATGGACTGGGCAGACTATCCGAACTTCAGCAAGGCAGAGTTTGATTGCAAGCACACCGGCCTGAATGGGATGCTGCCTGAGTTCATGGAAAGCCTCCAGGTGCTTCGCACGGAGTACGGAAAGGTTATGACCATCACCAGTGGCTACAGGCACCCAACGCACCCTGTGGAGGCCAGGAAAGGCCGATCTGATGGCGAGCACACTCGTGGCATGTGCTGCGACGTTGCGTGCACCAATGGCGCTGATCGGTACGAGCTGATCCGGCTGGCGCTGAAGCACGGCTTCCACCGCATCGGCATTGCAAAGAACTTCATCCACCTTGGGCTTGGTGGCCACGGCCTGCCGTCCAAAGTGATCTGGGAGTACCAATGATTCAAGCACTCGTCCCGGCACTGGCCCCGATCATCGGTCAAATCGTTGGCAGCCTGTTTCCAGACCCGACCGAGAAGGCCAAGGCAGAAGCAGAGGCCATGCGCCAGCTGCTGACTCACCAAAGCGAGATCGAATCGGCTGCGGCCAAAATCATTAACACAGAAGCAGCCAGCACGCACTGGCTTGCGGCCAACTGGCGGCCATTGACCATGCTGGTTTTTGTCGGCCTGATCGTGGCCAGGTGGTTTGGTTGGGCTGCCCCTGGACTGCAGGAGGCTGAATACCTCAAGCTCTGGAGCATCGTCGAGTTTGGTCTTGGTGGTTATGTTGTTGGCCGCAGTGTCGAGAAGGTTGCCCCATCCATTGCGGCGGCCATGAAGCGATAGCAGTTGTCTCCACGCTGCTTCGGCAGCTTTGCCCGGTCTCTGTGCCGGGCTTTTTTATATGACCGACGTTTTCGACCAAGCAACCATCCGAGAAGAACAAGAACGCGAGGCCTGCATACGCACCGCCAGGGAGCCGCACCAGCGTTTGCAGCCAACTGGCCTGTGCCACTACTGCGAGGACGTGGTGGCCGAAGACAGGCGCTTCTGTGGCCCTGAGTGCCGAGATCAATGGCAGGCTGATACCAACGCCAGGCAGAGGGCTGGAAAGCGTTAATCCACCTCTACCGTCAGCAGGCGCAGCTTCATGCGCTCCAGCAGCCAAAGCACATCGCCACCATCGGCATAAGTGCTGGCGAAATACTCCTGGCCGTCTTTGTCGTACCCACAGATGACAAAGCCTTCCAGCTTGCCCTTGGTGTTTTCCAGCACGATGTCAGGATTGAGGTCGAGCTTGGTGATGCCGTTGAATGGGATGACGTTGCTCATGTGTTTTTTCCAAGAAGGCTTTTGACTTCCTCGTACACATCATTCCTTGCAGGGTTGTCGGCCTCACGCTTATCCCATCCTGCGTAGCGCATCTCAGTTTCGCAGCCTTGCAGCAAGTCATACATCTCGCGCAAGCAGTCGGCAGCTTTGCCATGCAAAGGCCATTGCATCGTCTTTTCTAGTCCAGCGGCAAGTCGCAAAGGTTTTGGCATTTGGCCCAAGCGCAGCAGTTCTGCTGTGTCAGCCTCGCTTGTGTACAAATCAACAAATGTTGAGTTTGATTTCATATATTGCTCATGCCAATGTTTGATCTGTGGGAATTTTTCAATTGCTTGTTCAAGTGTGAAGTTCATGCGTTTTTCTCCTTTAAAAGTTGCTCAATCTCGTAAGCAAAGCGGCCATGTGACCAAGTTGCCGTCCAGTCGATCAGGTGTTTGAGTTTGTCGATTTCTTCCTCTGAAAGCCCAACCCATTGCCGCTGTGCTGCGGGTGGGGTGGCAAGAATGGCGTCAAGCATTTCAATTGCCGTGTTTGCATGAACACAGGGATCGCGGCTCAAAAGCGTTTTGACTGCAACAATCGCCCCGCCAACACCAAATGGCAGGTCTTTCACAGGTGCTGGCTGTGCTGCGGGTGGGTTGGTGGCAGTCACCAGCGGAACCCATGCGCCAGACTGTTTGCGGACTTCTTCGATCTGCGCGTTGTGGATTGGCCCCTCATACATGCCATTGCTGCACGGGCAATACCAGAACAGCGGCTCCTGCACAGGTGCTGCGGGTGCAGGTGTTAAGTCTTGCTTAATAGCTGCGGGTGGAGTGGTGTCAGTTCCCAGCGTGTCGTGGGTTATCTGTGCGGCGTTCACAACCAGATCAATAGCGCGGTGCATACCGCTCGCGGCCTTGCACTTCTCAATAGTGGTGACGACCGCTTTGTGGACGGTGTGCCACGCCACCGGCTCCTGCTTCTCCATCTGCTCGATGGCGGTGCGGAGGGCGGTGATGGCATCTTTTCCTATTCCATCTGTGTTGCAACCGCAGTTAACGATCAACGCCTCCAGCGCCTGCTTCATTGCTTCAATGGTCATTGCATCCTCGCCTGAATGGTAGATGGGTCAATGTGCATCATCTGCTGAAAATAAACCGCAAACGATGCTTTGGTGTCCGGCTGCAGTGGCATGGCCTGGATGCGCTCCAAAGCCTCTTGCATGGCGCTGTTCCAGCCTGAGACGAACACCCACTGGGCGGCGTCCTTTGGAGACAGTCCCAGGTCGCCATACAGCCTGTCGTAGTGGCCGAGCGCGTCCATCAGTACGAGTCCTCGGTCATGGCTTCCTCGATCTCGCGCTCAATGCGGCAGCGGTCGGCTCCCGTCAGTTTGCGATCAAGCCAGGCGGCAGGTCTTCCACGTCGGTCGAGCACCTCCCAGCAGCTCTCGGTGTACCCGTAATAATCCATGTCGCTGGGCGCGTTGTAGCTGTACGAGCCACTCACGCTGCTGAACTCCGTCACGCCAATCAGGCAAGGGATGCCTGCGACGGTGCTTTCTATTTCGGCCAGGTATGTCATATGGTCACTTTCAATGCTGTGTCTTCGTCTTCGCTGTGGCTGTGCAGCTCGAGCGTGTGGCTGTGGCCATCTTCGTCGGTCACTATGATGCTGCGACACCAGAATGGGCTTGTCGAGCTGGCGTGAAACCGGCGCTCGCCAATCTCGATCTTGGCCACCCGGTGGATGCTGGTCTCGGTCTTCATTTGCACACCCCTTCACCGTTGTACGCTGGCCAACCAGCTTGGCCCTTGGTTTGTTTCCAGAGCTTGACCATCTCGCAGTATTGCTCTGCCTGGGCCTGCTCGTCCTCGAAGTCTGACTGGCCAACAATGCCCATGGCGGCGATCAGGGCGATGACGGCCAGAATTACTTGGTAGCGTTTGATCATGGTGGTCTCCTTAAATCTTGAACTCATTGGCCTTGAGAAAGGCGACTTCTTCTGGTGTTGCAAGGCACAAGGCCATCATGTGCTTTTGCAGGTAAGTCTGCAGCTTGGCCCGGTTTGAAGGTGTTGGGCATTTGCGGTATGTTTCGATCAGCTTGTTCATGGTGGCTCCTTGGTTGCGATGCCTTGATCATAGCACAAACACCCACAAACGCACACAAGGAATAAAAGATTATTTTATAGGGGATTTCCCTAATCCATCAACTCAATGTCGTGCGGCCCACGCTTGCCGTCCAGGATTTCATGCAGGCGCTTTTCGGTCAGCCGGTGGCAGCGCACCATCACCCTGGCTGGCAGAACGTCGATCAGCTCGGCATAGTCGCTGAGGATTGAGCGCACGGCCACGATGCCTTCACCGTCCAGGCGCAGCTTGTGCCCTTCCTTGCTGCGCCTGCCTGCCTTGGCCATGGCGGTGATGGCGTCCATCAACAAGCCGCTGCCGTCCTCGCAGACCTTCATTTCTTGCACCAGCGTCTCCACCAGGTTGATGGCGTCCGACACCAGCCGCCAGTCGTTCGGCTGTGGGTCGTCGCCTTGCTCCAGGTTGTGCAGGCCTTCGTACATCTTGGTGAGCTGGCTTGTCCGCCAAGCCTGTGGCAAAGGCTCGGTCGGACTGGCCAGCAGCTCGTCCATCATCGTGTAACGCTTGTGCCACTTGCGCTTCACACGAACTTCTCCAGCTCTGGGGCTTTGTAGTTCGGCCCCTTGCCGATCTTGCCACCTGGCAGCAGCACCGGCTTGCCGTCCACCAGCTTGGACTCGTTGCTGGCAAGCACCTCCTTGTCGGCTCCGTTCTTGTCGAAGTCCGCAAGGTAGGCGATGCCGTTGCCGGTCACCTCTGTGTCGCACAAGGCGTCCAGCGCGGCCACTTCCTTGCCTGTCTTGATGAAGGCCTGGGTGGTGTTCTTCTTGAGGCTGGTGGCGATCAGACGCAGGTCATCGGCCAAGCACTCCAGCGATTCGTTGTCCTCCACGCAGTCGGTCTCGATGCACTCCAGCAGCTCGACGATTTCCTCGAAGTGCACACCGATCTGAACGGACAGGTGCGCAGGGTTCAGCTGCTCCTTGCCGCAGGCCTTCAGCCAGGCCGCTGTGCGCTCGAAATTGCTAGCTTTGGCCTCGGATACCAGTCGCTCGTTGCGTGCCCGTAAAAGCCGATTCTCGTACTCCAGCTCGGCCACCAGCATGTCCAGCTTCATTTCGTCTTCGGTCATGTGTTTTTCTCCAGCATGCTTTTGACTTCTTCATACACATCAGTGCGCATTGGATTGTCGGCTTCACGCTTGCCCCAACCTGCGTAGCGCATCTCAGTTTCGCAGCCTTGCAGCAAGTCATACATCTCGCGCAAGCAGTCCGCAGCCTTGCCATGCAATGGCCACTGCATTGTCTTTTCCAACATGGCGGCGAGGCGTAATGGCTTTGGCATCTTGCCAACGCGCAGCAGTTCTTCGGTGTCATCTTCGGATGCGTAGGTCATGGCTTGTACTCCAGGATGCTGAATGTCTTTTCAACTCGGTCAAGGAACACAGCCATAGCTGGCCGTGAACCGCAGGAAAGTGCCCGGCACGCGGCCAGGTGGATGGATGAAGGCCGCAGGACGGCCATCAGGACATAGCGCTTGTCCATCAGTATCTCCAGATGGTCACATCGACCACCCAAAGGCACAGGCAGAACTGGCCTTGGTGAATGCCGCACACAAACAGCGGCCAGCGGTGCGTGAACCACTCCACGTCAAACTGCCAGCCTCGCTTCATGCTTTCACCTTCTCAAGACCTTGCTTCAGGTAATGCAGCACCTGGGCGCTCAGGCTGCGCGTGTTGCGCTCTGCTTCAGCTTTGAGCTTGGCCATGATGTCGTCCGGCAGGCGAACGGTCACGTATTGGCGTTTGTTGCCGGCGGTCATGCTGACACCTCTGTTGCTGGTGCTGTTTGGCGCAGGGCGTGCACCACAGCGCGGAAGATGAAGTCCTTGGCTTGCTGCTCGCGTGGCAGCATGTCAAACGGAACAATGCAGTGATGCGTTTTTGCTTCTGGGTCTTTGGTTGGCCCATACACCCAGCCCTCTGCGACCTTCTGAGCCATCCAGCTCTCGTGGCTTGCTTCTGGCCCGACGTTGTTCTCGGTGTGCAGCTTGACGCCAAGCATGGCGCTGTCTTTCTGCCATTGCGGCGCGTCTTCCCATGATGGCTGGCTCATGTCGCCAAGCGACTCACAGTAAGCCCGGTTCACCTCGTGGCATACGCGTGCGATTTGTTCGTTGTTCATGCTGCCTCCTTTGTGTATGTGTGCTTTTTAGATTGGCCAATGCCATATACTCGGAACCCGTCCACCTTTCTGATGTACTGAATGACCATGTTGCCAAGCTCTGTCGCCTCGGCTGTGGTCAACTCAACGATGTGGTCATCCCATCCGATGTCGTCGGCCAGCCACTCGTCAACCTGTTCAGCGATGGACTGTCCAACCATGTCGGGACGCAGGAACTCCTCGGCTGGCTTTGGGTTTCCAATCCAGTACTCAGCCGTGTCTCCGACTTCCATGTCGCAATCCAGGTGCTCCTGCGCCTCGGAATGCGCCTCCTCTTCCGTGTCGTAAGACCCGTTAAAGTTTTCCTCGTTGACGCTGTAGCACCACTTGGTTTTCTTCTCTTCGGTCATGCTGCCTCCTGTGCTTCTTCAAACATGTCGGCCGCGGCACCAGCGCCAGCCATCTCGACAGGAATGCCACTGGTCAGCAGGCTCACCAGATCGTCCTGGCCAGCCACCTCAATGTCGAACCGGGTCTGGGCGGCGTGCCGAATGGCCTGGGCCTGGTTGCCTGCGCGAATCAGGCGGTGTTTGTTGGTCTCCACGTCGGTTACCAGGTAAATGCGTGTGCTCATGGTTGCTCCTCAAAATTTCCAAGTGATGGCTTTGACCGCCCACATCTGAGCGGTCTGTGCTTCGGTTATCGCAACGCTGGCCATGCGCTTGATCTCGGCGTTGTCAGTCGAGTTGCGCAGGTCGTTCATCTGATTGATGACGATGGCAAATCCAGCCTTGCAGGCAGACACGGCATCATCGTTGCTTGGGTTGAATGTCAGGCCGACGGCCTTTTCTCCGAATGTCATTTCACGTTCTGTTGTCATGGTTGCTCCTTTGGGGTTGATGAATCGAAAAGGTCTGGTGGCCCTTCAAGAAGGACTCGGGTTTCGTCTTGCACCAGCTTGGCCAGCTGTGAGACTTCTTGTGCGGTGGGGTAGATGGTCACGCTGCAGGTCAGCGCGATCACTCCACCGTCACGCGGTGCGATGCTGAACTTCTTGATCTCAGCACCGAAAAAGGTCTGGCTGCCGATCTCGGCCGTGGCCGAAGACACCAGATTGCCGTACTGCACCGGCGTAAGCCAGAGATTGCGGACGATCAGGGCATTGGTATCACCTCGCCACAAGAAAGCCTCCAGGGCGTCGTCAAAGTACCCGCACAGCGCCTTGTCGATGCCTTTGATCTCCATCTTGATGTCCACGGCCAGAATCTTCTCGTCTTCTGGCCCTTCCTTGCGCACGTTCAGGTGCTTGATCGCTGCCGACCCAGATACCTTGAACGGTGGCCGCTTTGGTTGTTGCTCTTCCATGTTGTCTCCTTAGAATGGAATGTCATCGTCCATGTCGTCAAAGCCTGAGCCTTGCGGTGCTGGCGCTGGACGTGATTGTTGCGCACTTTGCGGCTTTTGTGTTGGTTTGTGGTCTGAATTGTCAGAAACAAATTCCAGATCAGCCAGGCGTGCCACCATCTTGGTGTTCTGCGTGCCGTCGCCTTTGGTGTAGGTCTGCAGGTGCACGTCCTCGAGGTACGCCACGATCTGCTTACCCTTGAGCAGGTAAGGTGCCATCGGCTCGGCGCGTTGCCCCCAGATCGAGGCATCGACCCACTGCGTCGGGCGCTTGCCGTCGTCGCCCTTCTTGCCGTAGGTGAACGCCAACGAGACGTTGGCAACGGCTGTGCCGCCTGGTGTAAATCGCACCTCGGCGTCTTTGCCGATGCGTGCCAGTCCTTGTGCTTTCATGCTTGCTCCTTCAGTTTGTAAACCCGAACAACCCGAGCGTGGGCCGACGGGTGGGTGGCTTGGCAGTAACCCACTGCCTCGAAATCTTTGCTCTTGAAAACAGCTCCCCATAAATTCGGAGAGCAGTCGTCAGGCAGGTCAAGGAACAAGCGCACATCGTTGATGCTCACCTGCCCTGTGCGGTTTGCAATGCTGATTGCAGTGCGTCGTGCTTTGGCGATCCAGTCCTCGCGGCCAATGGACACGCGAGCGATTCCAGCGTCTCGAAGGTCGCGGCCTTTCATGCGCCCCTCCGAATCTGGATCAGCTTGTCCACAGTCTCTTGCACCTCGGCCAGGAACTTGATCACCTCGGCCTCGTACTCAGCGATCAAGGCGTTGTCGCGTGGCACCCGCTTGATGAATAACTGCATGTCCTCGGGCATCCGCGGGTCAAAGCTCACGAAGTCGCACCAGGCGCGGCCAGTGCAGGCCATTTGCCACTGCATCTGTGGGATGTAACCGGACGGAGCTTTGTCGGCCATCAGCGTGGCAATGTGCGTGCTGGTGTTGGGGCATTTGATCTCGACCAAGCCATCCTCACCGACTAGGCCATCAGGCGATGCCCCGGCCATCTCAATGGTGCCGTGCTGGATCATGGCCACCTCGGTGACCATCAGGCCCGTCTCGGCCTCGTAAGCCATCCGTGCTTGTGGCTCTGTCTCTGTGCCGTGCTGCATGGCTCCGCTTTTGAAAGTCTCAGCGGCTTGGCCAGTCAGACGCTCGGCCACCAGCTGGGCCAGGTAGTTGGCTCTGCTTGCCGAAACACCGGTCTTGGTCTTTGCGATGATGTCAGAGACCCGGCTGGCCGTGACCTTGCCCAGACGCTGGGCGAACCACTCAGGTGTGCCTTGCTCGATCATGCTGCCTCCTGCTCGTCTGCGGTCTTGGCGGCCTTCTTAAGTGCTGGCCCTTGGGCTTGCCAGAACGCGGCCTTGTGCGCAGACTTGGGCAAAGCCTGGAACGCTGCGGCCAGGGCTTCGCTGCCTTGCAGGGCGGCTTCACGCATGGCTGGCAGGGTGGCTGCCTCAAACTCACCGTAACCGGCCACAGGCGCTGGTGTGCGCTTGCTGGCGGCGTTGCCATCGTCGTCCTCTGGTGCGATACCGCAGGCGGCCATCAGGCTGTAGCGGCGTGCGTAGGTCAGGGCGCTGCCGTAACCCTGGGCGTCGTGCTTGACCGCTGGGACGTGCAGCTTGCCAGCCGAGAAGATTTCTCCGGACTCGTGGACAAAGACCGTCTCGACCATCACACCTGCTTCGCATTCGTGGGTTTGCTGAACCAGGGCAATGCCGTTGTCGTTAAGGGAATCCATCACCGCCTCGACGCAGGCTGCCAGATCGGCATAGCGGCTTTTGAAGTGCGGGTTGCTGGAGCTTTTGAGGGCTGGGCCAAAGGCTTTCTGTGCCTTGACCAATGCGGCGGCGATCTCTTTCATGCTGTTGTCTCCTGGTTCAAAGTCTGGGTGATTGCGTTGATCAGCTCTTGGGCCTGCGCTGGCGTCAGGTCTATGCGGCAGCTGCCGCCTCGGATGTGCAGGCCAAGCGAGATGTGCTCCTCGTTTTGGCTGACGATGGCGGCATTGCCGTCCACCGCTTTTATGTAAAAGTCGTCTTGCATCGTGTTTACCTTTCGTGGTTGGTTGTTGGTGAAACGAATCATACACCATAAAAAAAGAATTTTATAGGTTGACGCAAAAATAAATTTTTAGGCGCGTTATAAATTTGTGCTACAGTCCAGCACATGACAAAAGATGATCAGTATTTCAACCAGGTCTATGCCTTCGCCCACAAGCAGGCTGGCAGCTACTCCAAGCTGGCCAAGGCTTTGGGCGTGCCCAATGGCCCTGCCGTGCAAATGTGGAAGGTGAATGGCGTGGCCCACAAGTGGCGGCCAGTGCTTGAAAAGAAGTTCGGCGCTGCCTTCCGAAAGTCCTTGAGCGACTTGGTCGTCTGAGGTAAAGTGATGCAAGACCCGGCTACCGAGGAAGTCATGAGCCTCGGGAAAAGCGAACTCCCCGCCTGCCGTCAGTCTTTTCTTGGGAGCGACGCGGAGCAAAAATGCCAACTAGATACCTGAAGCCAGGCGTCAGAGACAGTGAATCCATTGATTCACTGACACCTCTGGCCGAAACCCTTTTCTACCGTTTACTGGTTACGGTGGACGACTTTGGACGCTATGACGGCCGACCAGCGATGGTCAAAGCCCACTGCTTTCCAATCAAAGACATGACCCCGGCCAAGTGCGCTGCACTCCTTGAGGAGCTGCACACGGCTGGGCTTGTGCACATCTACACCACAGACGGAAAGCCTTGTCTGCAAATGTGCAAATGGGACAACGTTCCTCGGGCAAAGGAAAGCAAATATCCCGCACCTGAGGACGACTGCACGCACTTGTATACATCTGCAAGCAAGCCGCGCACAGTTCTACCTTTAACCGAAACCGAAACCGGAACAGAAACAGAGACCGTAAACAGAAACCGGAAAGCGCCCGACGGCGCACCCGATGTTTTCCCGGAAGGCTTGGACGTTCGGTCTTGGGAACGCTGGCTGGCTTACCGGAAAGAGATCGGCAAGTCGCTAAAGCCTGCCTCGATTCCTTCTGCTCAACAGGCGTTGGTGAAATACGGCGACCAGCAGGCGGCGGTGGTCGAGCAGTCCATTGCCAACGGATGGCAGGGACTTTTTGCCCTGAAGGCAGGACAGGCCGGTGGCGCAGTGAACAAGCAAGCTGCAGTTGAGCAGCGCAACCAGGCAGCCGTCGACGAGTGGCTGGCGCAACAAGGAGCGACACATGAAAGCAACTGACCAGCAACAATTTGCCGACATCCTGCGCGACGTGATGGCCTTCTACAAGCAGGACGTCACCCCGTTTGCCCTGTCCGTCTGGTGGCAAGCCTGCCAACGCTTTGACCTTGACCAGGTGCGCAAAGCCCTGACCCAGCGCGCCATGGATGCCGAGCGCGGCGTTTTCCCGCCAAAGCCTGCCGACTTGGTGCGCAAGCTGGAAGGCACGGCCACAGACCGGGCGATGCTGGCTTGGGGAAAAGCGTTTGATGCCATGCAGCGGGTTGGTGCCTACTCTGACGTTGTTTTTGATGACCCGGCGATTCACGCAGCCATCGAGGACTTGGGTGGATGGCCGAAGGTTTGCCGCAGCGAGACCAAGGACTTGAGTTACCTGCAGCACAGGTTCTGCGAATCACACCGCGCCTACACCGACCGCGAGACGTTCGACTATCCCCGCCTGCTGGTTGGCGACAGAAGCCCCGACGAGATGTACGCCAAGAAAGGCCTTAAGCCACCGAAGCCTGCGGTGATTGGCGAGACCGAGAAAGCCCGACTGGTCTACAAAGGCGGCAAGGTCGGTGGAAAGACGGCGATCAGCTTTCAGATTGCTGACGCACTTGGCCAGCTGGCGATTGGTGAGAAATGACATGCCAGCAATGCGAATCATCGAAACAACGGCCGCACAGTGGGGAGTATTCGTTCAAATGCGTGGAGTGCTGCTGCAGGCTGGTACTCAGCACCAGGCCCGACAAGCGCCTGGCTGCATCCATGCTGGCGGCCATCGAGCGCTTCCCCGACAACCCTGGCCGGGAGCGCATCTTGGAGTGCGTGCGCCAGACCTTGACGAAACCCCTCTCAGCGCCGACGAGTGCTGGATCGCAGTCCGGGAGTGCCTGACATGACCGACCGCATCAAGCTCACGCTGTTCGAGCCAGTCCAGGCTCACAAAATCCTGACGCAGCAGATCTGGCCACTGATCAAAGCATCCCTGATGGCCGGCCACCGCATGGTGGTGGAGGTCAGGCCAGAGACCCGCACTCTTGCACAGAACTCACGTTTGTGGGCCATGCTGACCGACGTCAGCAAGCAGGTGAACTGGTACGGCAGGAAGCTGACCCCTGAAAACTGGAAGGATGTGCTGACCGCAGCCCTGACCAAGCAGGACGTCGTGCCAGGCATCGACGGCGGCTTTGTTGCCTTGGGAAAGTCCACCAGCAACATGACAAAGCCAGAGATGTGCGAGCTGCAAGATTTGATCGAGGCCTTCGGTGCACAGCAAGGCGTGAAGTTCACCGCACCAGAGTTCATCGACCAGAATACCGGGGAAATCACATGAGACCTGATTATTGCCCGCTTGTAAATGAGCCATGCCAGTCTTTGTGTGACACGCCATGCAAAAAACGCAAATGGGTTTATTTGACAGATGTTGAAATTGCTCGTGTTGTGTCACTTGCTGGATTTAGTCCAGATTGGGTTGAAGCAGAGATTGCAACCCAAATTGTTAGAGTATTAGAAAAAACAATTAAGGAGAAGAACATATGAGGACTAAGCATGTTTTTTTTGATGATTTACAAAGAAGTTTTCCCACAAATGTAAAAGTTGATCAATATTGCAAAACATGCGACGCTCCTTTTGAGCCGCCGCTAGCAGTATTGATGCGGTGCGGTTTATGCGCAACGATTAACGGAAAGTTGCCACCGACAAAATGGAATCCTTTTGAGGAGCAAAAATGAAAAAGAAACTGAAGTTCGAGTTTGAATTCATGCGACACAAATGGCCGATTTTTGCCATTGGTTTCTTTGCAGGCGGAAATGAGTTTGTTATTGCTTTATGGTTTGTTACTTTACGTATTTCGTGGGGTTATTAACATGAGCAAATTGAAATCACTGACGTTTGATGACTACAAAGTGGACGCAAAGCGAACACTGAACGAGGCAATCGATGAAGAACCAGATGCCGTTATCGTTCTTTTATTCCACCGTGGATCAGGTCAATTCAGAATCAAGTGCTCAAAAGTAGAAAACAGGCTTGAGCTAATTGGTGCATTGCGAGAAGCTGAAAACCATGTTCTGGTAAATGGATACGCATCATGACGACTCAACTGGTCCGAGACTCCATGAAGCTCATGGCTGATGCAGGCGTGGACATTGTGAACATCAAATGGTTTGACCTTAGCGGCGGATTCACCGATCAGCAACGCGCAGACCTGGACCCAGTGATGACGCACAGACCGCCATTTGATAAATGCTTTGTGGTTTGGAAAGGAAAGACAAAAACCCACACCAGCTACGAAGTGCTCATGCTGGTAGCTGGAAATGACCCAGAGGACGGAATTACCGTCTCAATGTGGAAAGGCCCAGCCGGAACCAGGCTTCGGCCAATCCCGGCCATGTTCTACTTCATCGAAGGCGACCAAATCCGCTACGGCGCTGTCAATGATGACGAACCGGTGGACAAGGAGTTGGCAGAATTGATGCTAGCGCAGGTCGGCGTTTGGTACGGCCTGATGGATCGTCGAATCGAGGCATACATTCCAAAAGTGCGCGACACCTTCACAAACCGAAGGAAAATGCAGCAAGGCAAAGCACCAACCTACGACTGGACGACGGTCTACATTGAGCCTGCAAAACCACGATCGAACAGCAAAGGCGGCACACACGCATCACCAAGGCTGCACGACCGCAGAGGACACCTTCGCAGGCTGACTACCGGGAAAAACGTCTGGGTTAAGGCCTGCAAGGTTGGTGACGCCAGCAAGGGCGCAATCTTTCACGACTACAAGATCGAGGCAGCATGACCACAAACGCAGAACGCCAACACAAATGCAAGGTTTGCTCTTGTGCCTATACCAAGACGCGCCCTATGCAAACGGTTTGCAGCCCACGCTGCGCCCTTATGTTGGCCAGAAAAACAACGGAAAAAGCTCAAGCCAAAGCGGCAGCTGCTGACCGCAAGGAAACAAAGCGCAAACTGGACGACATGCAAACCAAGCCGCAACTGACCAAAAAAGCTCAGACTTCCTTCAACACGTTCATCCGCGCAAGGGATGCGGGTAAACCCTGCATTTCCTGCGGCACAACACTGAGCAACGAACCGAACACCTACGATGCCGGACACTACCGATCGGTCGGCAGCGCACCTCACATGCGGTTTGTTGAGGACAACTGCCATGGCCAATGCAAGCACTGCAACAACTACCTGGCTGGAAACCATGTGGCATACCGCCAGCGCCTGATTGAACGAATCGGCCTGCAAGCTGTGGAAAGCATCGAGCGCGACAACACCTTGCGCAAATACTCTCACGAAGGCCTGATCGAACTGGCCAAACACTATCGGGCGGCAGCGCTCGCAACCAAGAAAGGTAAATCATGAAAGCCATCATCATCCTCGCCATCACCATGGCAGCCACCTTTGCCCAGGCAAACACCGTCACCCGGTGCGTCAAGAACTGGGACGGCAGCGTTACCTGCACCACCACCCGCAACGGCGGCTTTTGACCAAGGCCAGAAAAATGAAACTTCCAGACACACTCGAAGCCATCCAGATCGATGCGCTCATCCCTTACGCACGCAACAGCCGGACGCACAGCGACGCGCAGGTGGCCCAGATCGCGGCATCCATCAAGGAATTCGGATTCACCAATCCAGTGCTGATTGACGGGGGGGGGGAATCATTGCCGGACATGGCCGAGTGCTTGCTGCACGCAAGTTGGGCCTGACCGACCCGGACGATGCCCCACCGCTTCCCGAGAACCCGCGCACGCGTCCCGGTGACATTTGGGTGATGGGTAAGCACCGCCTCCTCTGTGGTGACAGCACAAGCGTCAGCGATCTGGAAAAGCTCACCGACGGCCAGCTGGTCGACATGTGGCTGACTGATCCTCCTTACAACGTGGCCTATGAGGGCAAGACCAAGGACGCCCTCAAGATCAAGAACGACGAGATGGGCGACGACCAATTCCGGCAATTCTTGCGCGATGCTTACACGGCAGCCGACACGGTCATGAAGCCGGGCGCTGTGTTCTACATCTGGCACGCCGACAGCGAGGGCTACAACTTCCGAGGCGCGGCCAAGGATGCTGGCTGGACTGTCCGTCAGTGCCTGATCTGGAAAAAGTCCAGCATGGTCATGGGACGTCAGGACTACCACTGGAAGCACGAGCCATGCCTGTATGGATGGAAAGAGGGAGCCAGCCATCTCTGGGCGGCCGACCGCAAGCAGACCACCATCCTGGAGTTCGAGAAGCCATCCCGGAACGGTGAGCACCCGACCATGAAGCCCGTGGCCCTGTTCGAGTACCAGCTCCTGAACAACACCAAGGGCGGCGACCAAGTCCTGGACAGCTTCGGCGGCTCCGGCACCACCCTGATCGCAGCCGAGAAGAACGGGCGCGTCGCTCGAATCATGGAGCTCGATCCGAAGTATTGCGATGTGATTGTGAAGCGTTGGCAGGATTTCACAGGCAAAATAGCAACTCACGCAGAAACTGGCGAACCTTTCGCGGAGGTTACAAATGGCAAAAACACCTGAAAAATCCACCCGACTGCCTAAAAAAGAGGCAGTTCAACCCAAAAAGAACGGCGGCGCACGTCCTGG